GAAGATGTAGCAAGGATCCTTTGCAGACAGTGCGGTCCTTGTGTAAGATTTGAGAGGAAGCATGCTGATGTTCTGGGAGAGTCTCTGGAATCGCTGCAGAGAAAATACGATAGATACAATAAAGGTTAGTACATGACAATCATAGTAGATCCTAGCGACCTAGATCGTTTCCAGGTAGCCATTGATCCTGTAGGAGAAATTATTTCCTTAAGGGGTTTAGGCACTGAGAGGCACGCTCTAGATCAAACTGGCGACACGGATGGCACAGATGTGTTTACAGATGCTGGAGCCAACTTCACTACAGATGGGGTACAAGTAGGTGACATAGTTACCATCATTAGTGATCCTGCCGAGGATGGTGGCATCATAGGGCACTATGGAGTCCTCGCAGTTGCTCCTGGTGCGGATAATACAAAGCTACAAGTAGACAGGACTATTACAGCATCTACTGCTGCTGATTTAACTTACAAAGTTAACGGTCCGCAAACAACAGGAGCCGGTACAGCACAGCTAGCTGATGGGGTAACACTACAAGCACTCTACTCATTCTTGAAGCTTGAGTGGCACACCAAGTCAGCAGTAGGTAACGCTGAGGATCTGGTGCAATTCGACTTCCCCTTCAACCCTGTTACTCGTGAGCAGATGATTATGGGAGGTATTAACGGGGATGCCGCGTCTGCTTGGACATTCGCTGGTGTGAATGGAACACAAACAACAGATACCGAAGGTGTGCCTAGAGAACTCATCCGTACTGGTGGATGGCAGGAGAGAGATGTTAGTGACAACATCTTGCGCAGGTATGCCAACGTTACCACCCTAGGCACTCTTGATTCAGATGCTCAAGTATATTTCCAGCAAGGTGATGCTAATGGAACTCCTACTAACTTCAAACTAACAGGTGCTGTAAATCAAGTTGTTCTAGTTAGTGGACCAGATGTTGGACCTGATACAGGAACGGGATTCGCATTTGCCTCCACAACAATCACCAGGAATGATGGTGGAAACTGGGCTACGGATAATTACCGCGTAGGAGACTATGTCATCATCCGTAGCGCGGAAGATAGTGCTAACGATAGTTCTACAGGATGGGGTCCAATTACAGCAGTAGACGATTCTGTGGATGGTGCTATTACCATCGCAAGCGCTTCATTCACTGTAAATGCAGCAGATACTACAGCAATCTTCCAAGTGGATCATCGTAGATACATGGAACTCCGTGCACGTAAGAAGACAAAGAGCTATGCGCAGTCTGGCCTAAATGAAATTGGTGTATCTGTTCTTGAAGCTCTTGTAAACAAGTTCCCACTAGCTCACGCAGATGATCCCGCCATTACTCTACAAGATGGAGTAATGGCTGGGGACGGGACGGCCACAGGTGAAATCTTCCAAGAGACGGAGACGCACACCACAGGATCCGATGGTGCCACAGAATCTACGCCAACAGCGGATCCCGATGCTTTTACGTTTACTAGCTCAGGCTCTACATTCAACAGTACTGCACGCTCATCTGTGCAAATCTTGCAGCCAGGAGATGCCGTTGTTATTTCCTCCGGCAGTGACCAAGGGTCTTATGTAATCAAGAGTGTAGATAGTGCCATCCAGTTGACCCTATGGAAAGAATCTACCCTAACCTACACTGGTGGAGAGGGCACCCTAAACTTCACAGTAAAAACATCTACTCTAGATGTTGGCGCTGCTAATGCGACTTTAGCAGATATCGATGGAGATACAGGTAATCTAACCAGCGCTGCCTCTACTTTCAGCGTAGATACAGCTCTTGGCGACCGTGTAGTTACCACAGGGGACATCGTAGAAGTAACAGCAGATACTGGTGCTGTAATCGGAGTCTACAAGATAGTAAGTCGTACGTCAGATACTATTTTGGTTCTAGACACTAGTGACCAGATATTTGGCGGCCAGACTAACCAAACTTACAGAATTCGTAGACCTGGGATGAATTTACAGAGGTTTGAGACCACAGGGTCTTCAGATTCTGCCGATCATGCATTCAATGACGCAGGCCCCGATACTATAACAAGAGGTTCTGGTTCTTTCGTAACTAATGGCTTCGTAGATGGTTGTGAAGTAATCGTATCCAATGCTGATATAGCTGCCAACGATGGTAATAGAATTCTGGCTACTGCTGCCGCCCTCACCTTGACATTCATTGCTGAGGAAACCCTATCAACAGACGCTTCTGACACTAACGCCAACGTTGATTTTGATTACGGAGTTATTCGCACAATCAACCAAGTTAATTACCCGTTCCACTGGAGGTTGTTCGCGAATGGAGGAACACTAGATCAGATATTCCAATTCTTGCAATGGAAACTAAGGCTAACCACTGATATCAACCTAAGCAGTGTTACGTCCAGAGGAGACATTACAGATCTACTGATGACATACGCCTCACCTAACGGTGTTACGTTGGACCTTTACCCAGATGATCTAGATGCTGGCGAGTCCAACAATGTTACGTATCAGGACCAGACGGGAGACTCTAGGAACAACGCCTTCTTGGTTGGTATTACCTTCCAGGTAAACAACAACCTGATTAACAGTGCACAAGCAAGGCTTACTGCCTTCTTTACGTCTGTGCCTAGCGGGGACTTTGGTTCCAACAATGCCATCATTGTGGATGACAACACTGCAACAGATATGGACTTCACAACTATCGCAGGCAACATACAAAGGTCATTTGACTACACGAACAACAACCAAGGTGGTCGTACTCCCGACACGGATGCTGCCATCACTGTTGTGGCTCTAGGGGATGACCTAGCTCAGCACATCCTGGTAACAACTACCATTACAAAGGTCAGTGCTATTACAGTCGCTGTAGGCCCCGCTCTGGAACGTAACTACAGTAATCCATAAGGTTTACCCATATGGTAATGGCAAAGTTCACAGTGGATACTACCAACAAGCTATTCATAGCGAAGGCAGGTGTAACGAGCTTCGATGTCAAGATAGACCTGTACTCCGATGCAAAAGAGCATTGGCTAGTAGACTCCACGGCAGTGGGCTTCGACTTCCCTGTTCGTACTATTGGAGGAGACCCTATAGGCGGTGGGCAATATGCGGGTGATCTTTACTTCCTTAGGGATGGCTGGCAGATAAGACCAGATGAGGCAGACCACCAATTGATAGTATCAGGTAACATATTCCACGATGATGCTATAGATATTTTTGTTCCTACTGTAGGAGGCTACACAGTAAGCATAGTGGTGGAGAGAAGCAGCTTGGTGATAGCCCTCATAGAGGAAACTGTGGGATCTATATCCTAATGTGGTTTACCAAGCAGACTGATGGCTATAGAGCGTGGTTTGCCTTAAAGACAAGGGCAGGCACCATACGCACCGGGGCTACGGCTGGTGATTTTACTGTAACAGTAGTAGACCCCACCGACACAAATACTAGCAACCCATCAGTGTCAGAGTCTTCTGCTAAGGCGGGACTATACACTTTCCTAATACCGACTACCTTTCTGACTACTAATGGCAATGGACTATATGGAGTAGTAGTAGAGGTAAACACAACATCTGGTGCTCCAGTGACTGATGTGCTAAGTCAACCTCTATCAGTCAGCAGTAATGACTTCGATACCATAGGAAACAACACAGTAATCATCCCAGCACTACTATAGGATACGTAAATGTACCAATTGCTAGCACAGACAAGTGAGATAGGGATTCTACAGACGCTGCTGGAGGGAGGTGTACCTTTACTCCTGCTGGTAGCAGTAGTGTTATTAGCCAAACTTTACTACAAGGAGAAGGAAGATTCTCGTAAGGAGATGATTAACCACTCTACGCAAATAATCTCTCTGAAGGATGATTATAGTAAGAAGGTAGAGAAGCTTCTACGAGAGCGCATAGACTCCGAAGCTGACGTTAAGAAGATGCTGATAGAAGCTAAGGATGTCATGGAAGCTGTGGTAATAACCATGGAACGTATGAATGACCTAATGGAACTCGCAGTAAAGGAAGCCAATAATGCATCATCCTGAACTAGAACAGCAACTCGAAGACATACGGGAGAACACACGTAAAACTATTGAATCCCTCAGGGATTTAGCCATAGAGGCCAGAAACAATGCAGACAGGTCCGGCAAGACAATAATGGCAATCACTGTAGACTGTCGTTGCAGTGAAGATCCATGTAAATGTGCAAATCTTAACGGTAACGGCAAGAAAGCCAGCAGTAAGTTCTTGAAGAAATTATTTAACAGGAAAAAAGCGTAAGGTATGGTCTTCCCTATTGGAGAGATACGTCCACCTACTTCTGGATTCAAGGAGTTCATCATCTACAGGGAGCCCGGAGAGGATGTTGACATCTGGATTATCCTTCCTGAGAAAGACGAGACTTACAGGGTAAACATAGATTACTTAAGAAGATGGATGATGCCAATGTATGATAATGATTGGCAATTCATAGATTCATCCCTTGACCATCTCTGGAATTTCTACCATTGTAAGTTTGTACCCGGAGAATTGAGAGTTACTACTCTACCGCTATCCGATGCTTACAGTTACAATCTAGGTGGCGATGGACTAGACGTAGTAACGAAGCTAGTAAACAGAGTGAAAGCTACACTACTATGGCGATAAAACTATTAATGGAAGGGTTGGGCGGTGTTGTAGCTCCTCTGGGCCCTACACATCTAATGAAATCACCCGATGGTGGGAGCACATTGGTTCCTCTCACAGAGAGCGACATCAATGAGTTCCGCCGTGGGAACCTTTACGAGAATGTTTCTATAAAGGACAAAGATGGTAACGCTACCTTCATACCAAGGTCCGATTCCTTCCTCTCAGAGAGTAGAGGAAGTGACGGATTCCTCTACATAGTTGGACCTATGTTCCGTTGTGACGCTAAGAACGGTAACGGCAGGATCTATGAGAGAGGAATCTGGGAAGGCGTAAGAAACAACAAGGTAGTTGTTGAGAACATTGCTAAGGGAGGTTCAAAGGGCCACCTTGAGCACCCAAAGGATGGTAAGACAGATCTAAACCTAGTTTCTCACATTATGGTCCCCTACGACGATAAGAGTGTTTTTGCTATCAACGAGGATGGCATAGGCCATGGCAAGGCTAGGATACTGAACACCACTAGTGGCAAGCAATTGCAAGAACTTTACAAGGGGGGCGCTTGCGTTGGGTTCTCTAGCAGGGGAAAGGGCTCCACCTATAAGCGGGGCAGCACTGACTACGTGGCTAAAGATTATCAATTTGATACATTTGATGCTGTGGCATCACCTAGTGTGGCCGAAGCCACGCCAGGGCTAGAGGAAAAAAGTCATCAAAAATCAAGATATAGCCTGGCATCACGCCAGCAGGAAAGTATAAACTATTCTACGGAGGCAACATACATGATGAACACAAAAGATACTCTAGGACAGCTAGAGGACAATCTCAAGAAGATTGCGGGCAGTCTGGAGGAGAGTAATGATGTAGTTTCCCTAGCCTCTCTAAGGGAAACTTTGTTAGATCAGCAGCTAGCCATCAGAAGCGTTGTGGAGAGCGACCCAACAGCTAGGGATGTAACGGATGAGCTTGCATCTAAGGCAAAGGAATTAAGAGCAGAAGTAACTACAAAAATGGAAAACCTACAAGACAAGAGCCTGGATGAGGCCATTAGAAAGACAACTAGCAGCCTTACTGAGGCCAAGGAAGGTTCTGATCTCAAGGACGTTCTCAGAGAGACCAAGAATCGCCTAGATTACTACAGAGCTGCTTGTGAGGAGCTGGTAGAGTCAGATGATTATGTTACTCGTAAGGAGTATGAAGCTGCCGTAGTTCTAGCAGAGGCCCTTACCAAGAAGTGCAAGGAATTCCAAGCAGATAAGGAAGAGCTTGCTGCTGCTCTGAAAGAGGCCCTAGAGGCTGGACAGTCAAACATCTCAGAGTCTACTGACCTTAGCACACACCCGGACTATCAAATGCTAGAGGCTCGCTACGAGAAGGCTCTTCTGATTATTGAGGAGCTTACTGGAAGAATTCGTGGAGCCCAGGTGCACGATAGAGTAGAGGAAGTAATCCGTATTGAGCCTAGATTCGCTAGGATCAGGGATGATCTACTTGAGTGCAAGACTGTAAACGAATTGAACAATAGGGTAGATCGCCTAGCTAGGCTACTAGAGGGCGGAAACGAAACAGGAGAGTCACTAACGGAGGCAGAAACTTTGGAAATTCTGTCCAGTGCCTTTGACTCAGATGTCAATTCAGCTACACTGATGGATATCAATGAAGACATCAGCGTGGCAGAGGTGTATGCGCCTCAGGCTAGGCTGTCTGAGAGACAAACACATCGCATGAATCTTATAGGTGCTATCTGTCGGACAGAGGCATTCAGGAAGTAACTTAGAAAACAAAGGAACACAGGAGTTTAACTATGAGTATTTACTCACCAGACGTGCCAATGCTAACAGATGGCAGGGACCGTCAAAATCTGCTTGAGCAGAATCTATCTTGGGGGGCTATGTTGGCCGAATCCAAGTGGGCTATGGAGTGCCAAGGGTTGGATGGTTTCGACAAGGCGTGCACTGCAGTTCTATTGGAGAATATGGAGAAGCACTTTAACAGCCTCAACGAGACGACCAAGGCAGTAAGTGTAGGCGACTTTGAGAAGTTTGCCTTCCCAATTGTTAGGGCTGTATTCCCTAACCTCATTGCTAACGAGATTGTCTCTGTTCAGCCAATGAGTGGCCCGATCTCTCTCATCTTCTACCTGGACTTCCTGTATGGAAGCACCAAGGGTAGTGTTACTAAGGGTGATGTAGCTTTCAGTTCCCTGACTGGACCAGCTAAGAACCCCAAGTACACTTCTGAGGAAGTTCCTGAGGAGGCTTTTGGGACTGGCACTGGCGGCCTTACTAACTTCAACGGAGCCCTAACTTGGCTACCACTCCGTGCGGGAACTGTAACACTAACAGATGGTACAGAGTCCTTCACAGATAATGGCTCAGGTGTTCTCACTGGAAGTGCTGGTGGAAGTGGAACTGTAGACTACACCACTGGTCTGGTTGATGTTACCTTCAATGCTGCTCCAGCTCTGGATGATCCAATTACGGCTACCTACGAGTTCGATATGGAGGGCAACAGCAACCTTCCACAGATTGACCTCCGTCTGACCTCAACCCCTGTTACTGCACGTCCACGCAAGCTTCGTGCACGTTGGTCCCTAGAGGCTGCACAGAACCTGCAGGCCCTACATGGTCTCGATGCAGAGGCCGAGCTTGTTGCAGTTATTGCAGAGGAGATCAAGAAGGAAATCGACCGCACCATTCTAGATGACCTAGACACTGGAGCCATCGGTGGTTCTGGCTCCTTCGACCGTAAGGTTCCAGATGGTATCTCCTTCACTGAGCACAAGCTCAGCTTCGTAGATACCCTTGTTGAGATGAGCAACGAAATCTTCCGTATCACCCAGCGTGCACACGCTAACTGGATCGTAACAGGTATGCAGGGGGCCTCCATCATCGAGACTCTGCCTACCTTCAAGAGCGAACCAGTTCCTTCAGGAGTTACCGGTCCAGTTCGTATCGGTGTCCTGAATGGTCGTTGGGCTGTATACAAGGATCCACAGCAGGACGTTACTCGCTTCCTAGTAGGATACAAGGGAGGCAGCTTCCTGGATGCAGGATACGTATACGCTCCATTCATCCCACTCTACACCACGCCAACGGTTATGCTAGATGACTTCCTTGGACGTAAGGGTCTAGCAACCAGATTCGGGAAAAAATTCGTAAATGGAAGATATTACTCCAGAGGAACAATTGTTACTAGCACATAAGCTACTTAACACCTAGATGGGTAGTGATATTAGTAGCACCCATTGACACATGGAACCTCCTACTGTCTAATAGCTGTAGGAGGTTCCTGTATGCACAAACGGAAAGCTGCTTTTGTAGATGAAGAAAAGGTTGAGTGCTTAGTCTGTCATAAGCATTTCAAATTACTTTGTTCCCATGTAAAGAAGAGACATGGCTTTTCTATGAGGGATTACCGCAGCCGCTTCCCTGGGGAGCCCGTGGCGTGCTTAAGGGTTAGCAAAAGGAAGTCTGACCTAGGCAGGAAACTGGTAGACCACTGCAACAACCTCAGTCCTAAGGAAGATGCAAAGAAGCGAAGGAAGTTATCCAGTGCTGCCAAAGCTCAATGGGCAGACCCAAAGCTTAGAAAGAAGACTATTAAAGCACAAACAGAAGGTAAGCTCTCATCACAAAAGTTCAAAGAGAGCCACCAAAAGGCTATAGCTGTGGCAAGGGCAACCCCCGGCAGGAAAGAGAAGGCAGCCAAAGGGGCCAAGAAGTTCCTAAAGGAGAAATGGCAAGACCCAGAGTGGAAGAAGAAACAACGTGAACGCCTCTCACTCCTCCAAACAGAAAGAATGCACCAAGGTATAAACAAGTGGACTAATCATCATACCAACAGAAAGAACTGCATTTATGAAGGTCCCAATGGTCCCATAACAATGCGCTCATCTTGGGAAGTTAAATTCGCCAACGATCTTGATGCTATGGAGGCAGATTGGGAGTATGAACCAGATCACTTTCCCTACAATTATGATGGTATAACTAAGCATTACACACCAGATTTCTATGTTTGGGAGCTTGACTCTTACGTAGAGATAAAGCCAGAATCTTTTCTTGATGAGCAACTTGATGCAAAAATCCTAGGGGTAGCTAAAGCACACAATAGGATCCTCATTCTTTCAGAGGATGCCTGGCCTTTTGAAGATGATTCCCCTTTAATTGCATCACTAGAACAACTAGAATTACTATGCAGGTAGGCTTCTATCTCCCGCCATTTCTTTATCAGAAGGATTTCCATGGGTAGCTTAAATAAAATGCTGGATGATGCCAACTGTGCTGAGGATATTAGCGCACTGGTGGATGCCCTGCTAACAGATAGCGATGCTATCAAAGACTTAGCTAATTACACAGGGAGGTATGCCTCTGTAGGAGCCGCTGCTGGCTCTCTAAAACAGTCTGAAGAGGCATACAAGAAGTACAGGAAAAAGGGGCATGGTGTGGTGGGAGCCTATATACGAGCACATCATCCTAGAGAATGGATACCAAACATTAAGTCTACTGTGCATGGAGGTGTCAAAGGAGCCGCAGCCGGAGCCGCAGTAGGTGGAGTTAAAGGCGCATACAAGAATTTGAAGAAGAAGGGGCATTAAACATGCTGCATTTAGATCTAGACATTCTGCTTAGCAACATAGAGCACATGTCTGACATCCCTTATGTGGTTCAGGCTGTAATAGCCGAGGAGGCTGGGCCACTAGATGAAGTCTCTGCCTTGCGAAGAGCCTATGTGGGTTACAAGCAAGCCAGGAAGAGGGGCGCAGATGTTGGAGTAGCCGGTGTAGCTGGTATGGCATCTGCGATGGGAAAATCCGGTGGTGGCACCAGGAGTATCAGAAAAGTAGTAAAGGATGTAGTTAAGGACCGCAGAGCACTAAAGAAGTTCAATCCAGCCCTATCAGCATCTCTAGAGGATGCTGAGCCCAGCATATTTGAGGAGAAAATTCCAGACGTTATTGCAGGTCTAGGAAAAGATGCTGGTATAGTGCAAAGATGGCTACGTAAGCATGCGGCTATATTTGCTGATCCTGCCCTAAAGGGAATTGTTAGTCCTGGCTCTGTGAAAGGAATTGGAGGCTTCTTCAAAAATAGGAGAGTCAGAAGATACAGGGAGATCCTTTGGAGGAAGCATAGAGCCGAGATTTTCAGAGAATTAGAGCCTATTGTAGTTGCTGTTATGAGGCATGACGATGAGGTAGCTAGCTACATAAACTCTATACGCTCCAACACCGGAGGTGTAGAAGTCCCCCAGCGTGTTCTAAAGACACTAACTGGTTTGGTTATCAGAAACAGAGACAAGTTCTATGTAAATGACCCAAGTGAGCCTGGAAAGACGTGGAGTAGGTTTGATTTCGATACGTGGGGAACCTGGGTAATAGGAACATCTGCGCAATACGTAGCGTACACCAGAAGCACTTTTAGGGATGTCCTACAGGTACTACTAGGAGTAGCCTTTGCAGACTACGTATACAACAAGTATGAAGAAGACAAAAGCAAGTATGTCCTCTAGAGTTGCTATACACGAAGCCATTTGCTCAGTTCTAGATGGCGCTTCTCCAAATGCAATAGCTACCGAGCTTGTAGAGTACAGCCCTATAGGCATAGGAGCTGGAATAGGAGCAGCAGGTGGTGCTTTAGCTGGTTACAGAAGGGCCCGCAGCAGAGGAACCAGTGGATGGAGAGGAGCCATTAAAGGAGCTGCTGGAGGGGCCGCGCTGGGAGCATTAGCTGGTGCTGCTGGGGGTGGAAGAAAAAAGCTACTAGGGGCGGCAAAGAGGCTACTCAGGGCTGGCAGAATGAACCCAGAAGCTGTTGTGGTAGCTCCTGGGGCGGTAGCTGCCATCTATGATACAGTAAAGTCCAGAGGGCTGCGAAGAGACATTGACTATGTGATGGAAGCCATAAGAACCAAAAAGAGTGTAGTAAGCAAGAAGTTTGTGGCAAAAATAGATAGGCGCATTACTGTAGTCACGAATAGTGGAGAGATATACAAGGCGCTAAAGAGGGAGAAGAGATTAGTAGCAGAAGTATCCGATATGCTGCTTAGATGGACAGCTCAGGCTTTAGGAGAGGAATTAGCAGCTAAACGTAACGCTTTCGCTATGAGGGGAGAAGATGTTGAAATAGTTGGCGTTCCAGCTAAGACAAATGCTAATGTGATAGCTCATGAGGTTGGACATATCTTAGACTTCCGGGACAAAAAGATGACAATGTGGGATATGAAGGAATACAAGACAACATTCTCAGCCATATTCATGAAGAGTAGATACAAGACACAAACATTGGATGCTGAGAATGTTGCTTGGGATAAAGCTCCTGTTAAGGATACTGATGAGAAAGCTAAGATAAGGAAACACGCTGTGGGCACCTATGACAAGGGGTTCCATCGTAGAAGAATGGGAGCAACGGCAGTAGCAACTATATATGCACTTATTGCAGTAGCAGCCCTTAAAAATTACTAGATGCGGAGAGGACCAGATGAAGAATAAGCCTGTATTTGAAAACCAGACCAAAGGTAAGATCCAGATTATGCGTAGGGGAATACCTATCTGGCTAGAGCCTGGAGACAGGGTAGAAGGTGAGAGCTACAGAGTTTATATGGCCCTAGGGCTCACTGAGGTAAAGAAGAAAGAAAAGAGAAAGCTAGTAGTTGATGATAGGGGAAATAAGGATGCCCCAATCAAGACTAGACCTAAGATTACAGAGGATGAGAAGCAGAAGATTAAGAAGCTATTTTTAGAGGATCATGTAATTCCATCAGATGATCTAAAGATAAGTGCAGATACACACGCAGAGGTTGTAGTGCCTACCGTATCTCCAGAAGAAGAGGTAAAGGTAGAGCCTGTAAAAACTAAACCTAAAGTCTTAACAAATTCCCCACCTGAAGTTGTGGAAAAAGAGGAGGAGCCTGTAACAGAGCCTGGGACTGAAGGGGAAGCTCTCATGGATAAGATAGCTGCCGAGTTGGAGGCTGAGATGGATCCTGATGATGAGCCCATCGTTGTAATGGAGGATGAAGAGGAGAAGGTAGACGCTATAGACAATTATCCACATAAGTGTGATTACGATGGATGTGATAGGTCTTTTGCGTCACGTAGAGGTCTGAAATCCCACAAGAGGCTACACAGAAGTTAGGTAAACTATGGGTTTAATCTTAGAGGATGTAAGACAATATGTTAAACTGCGGTTAGGCGCTGGCGTTGTTCGCGTTGAGCTGAAGGATGAGCATATTGATGCTGCTGCCATGGAGGCCCTTAGGGTTTACTCCAGGTACCGTCCACTTCGTAGATTTGTTCCTGTAGAGCTTGTAGAAGGTGTTGTCGAGTACTCAATGGACTATGATGTGCTCGGCATCTACAAGATGGATTTCGTTCATAGGCAGGTGTCTTTGGCTGTGGTAGAGGACATCTTTCACAGACGTTACTACGAGCCTATTCATGATATGGACCAATACATCACTTACTTGCAGTACATAGACACACTGAAAAGAGTGTTGAGCATAGAACCAGAATGGCACTTCGAGAGATCCCTAAAGGAGGGGGCTCCTCCAAAGCTCTACATTCATGCGCCAAATCAGGCAAACACAATACTAGCTCTAGCTGTATGCATCGTAAAGAGGCCACTCCATCACGTTCCTTACCTTCACGAGGACTGGATCCAACGCTATGCCCTGGCATTCTGCAAGGAAGTCCTTGGAAGAGTAAGGGGAAAATGGCAGGGAGTGCCATCACCGTCTGGTGGTCAAGGTTTGGATGCCTCTACCCTATTGTCTGAGTCTGCCCAGGAAATGCAGCAGCTAGATCAGGAAATAAGGGGATGGCAGACGGACACCCCGCCTTTGTGGGGATGATTTAGATGGCAAGCGACACTCCTCTATGGGAATCTGATCTTTGGACCGGTGAGGGTTTAGATGAACTAGACCTGAATGAGCAGAAGCTGTGGCAAAAGGAAATGTTCGATCAGATGTTCCCACTTGTAGTGGTGAAACGTCTAGACAGGACCAAAACAGAATTAGACAAGCTAAGAGGAGAGCCAAAGGTCACATGGGGTAAGGGAAGAAGAAGACCAGCAGATAAGGCTAGAAGGTTCCTACCTCCTGAAACTATTAGGGCATACGTAGACCACAATCCCAGAACAACTGTGCTGCTCAAGTACGGCTTTGACAGACCTCGTGATGTCATCTTCACCTTCTTGGACTTCGTACTTACAGAGGAGAATATTCCCATCAAGACTGGCGATTTGGTGGAGTGGGAGGGTGAGGAATTTGAGCTTACATCAGTTAGAAGACCAACAGAAGCCTATTGGATAAATAGCCGTTTTCGCTTCTACGCTGTAGCCCCTGGTCAGAGGTATCGTGTTGAAGGGGATAGAAAGACTGATTACGGTGGCAAGTAGAAAAGTCAAAGACCTAAAGACTAGCCTGGATGCTTGGTACAAAGCTAGAGTAGAAAAAGCTGCTCAGCAGGTGAGAGATGATGCCAAGAAGTTCAAGGAAGATGTTATAGAAAGCCTGCAAGGGCGGGAAAAGAAAACTAAGCTAGCAGCACACATAGAGGCGACTACTACAAATACAAATAGGTCAGCTCCTACATCCCCAGGACAAACATCAAAAAATCCAAAAGCAGCTATGGACCAATACATCAACTCGATCATAATAGATGACGAAGGAGCTGGTGTAGATGTTGTCCAAACTGTTAGAATAGAGAATCCTCTCAAAAAGGATGAGACAACAGGGATGACAATGGGTAAAATAGCTAAGGCTATCGAATTCGGAAATTCAACAACTGCTCCTCGCCCGGCTTGGAGGCGTGCTCAGGCTAAGGTGAGGGCAACGGGAAACTACAGAAAGAAACTATAACCAATTTTGGAGGTTAATTATGAGTACTCTTCGTGCAGACGGAACAGCTAAGCCTCAGGATTATGTTCGTGAACTAAAGGTTGGCGGGCATGATGTAGTTGAGGATCAATGGCGTGGTGAGACAGACAGTGTCACACAAGTGCTGCTAAACAATCAACTAGGGATGAACCCTGGCCTAGTATGCGTAGAAGCTTTCACCCTAGCGGGATCTGAGGCGAGTGTCGCACTCAGCAAAGATGCTGCCACACTTCTAGGAGTTCAGGGATTTCAGGCAGGTGGCGAAGACGATGTTGTCAATGCTACAGGCCCCCTAAGCATTACAGGCGCTACTATCAATGGAAGCGATGCATCTCAGATAGACCTTGCGGGTACTGCAGATGCTGGCGTACTCCTAGTGTGGTACACGGCTCTATAATCACAACTCTCCCGTTTAGGGTGTGGGGTGGTGGTCACCCCACACCCGCCCTCTTTTGAACTATGGTCACTCCGAGCAGAACTCATCCCAGTTACAACAATCAAAGAGACTATTTGCCCGATCTTTTGGACCAACTACGTCTCTACGATGAGTCTATTTGCAACTGGCTTAGTCTGATGAAGTTTGATTATGGGGCAAGAGAGGATGGGCCAGATATTCAGCCTCTCAGGGTGGTGAAGGCATCTCCAGAAAGGGCCTTTGCTGACATAAGGGTTGATAAGGATTTCTCCGAGGATTTGGGTGAGTTTGAGGTAGCACAAGAACAACTACCTCTGCCTATAGCATCATTCACCAGAACAGATATGACGGTGGATATGCTTAGGTTCAAGTCTGTGATTAACAGAAAGGTTGCTCACCTTCGACAGGATAAGGATGAAGCCTACAGTTACAGATGGCCTCTTCCTTACAATTTTACCTACCAGGTAGACTTCTGGACTAGGTACGAATCAACGCTGGACAGTATAAGAGTTTGGACCGCTCTTCAGTTTGCTCCAGGAGGTAACTACAGATTTTTCCCAGTGGACTACTCAGGTATGTCAATGCTTTACGGGATTCAAAATGTATTTGCCCAAACTGGTGGTTTAAGTGATACCTCTGATCTGGAACCAGGATCTGAGCAAAGGGTGGAAAGAGCTACTTTAACGCTGGATGTGCAAGGTTGGATACTATTCCCTGTTGAGATAGTAAAAACAGTAGTATTTGGCCAAATTGACTTTTGTGTTGTTCCTGATATTCTAGACATAGATGACCCCGCTGCTGCAGCAGATGAAAACATAGTAGAAACAGAAACCTTTGATTTTCAACAGTAACATAAGACAGGAAGTAACATGGCAGGCACATTCGTAAGCCCTGGTGTATATGTCCTAGAGCGGGACTTCAGCGATTATGCACCAGCCCTATCTACAGCTATTTTGGGACTAGTTGGTACTGCTAGCTGGGGCCCAGTAAATGAGCGCACGACAGTAACCAACGAGAACACACTAATAAACACATTTGGGTCTCCAGCAGTGGACGACACTGTAACTCCCAATGTGGCGCTTTACCCAGGCATTACTGCTGGTATTCACTTCCTTCGTAATGGAAGCAACATGATCTTCGTAAGGGCTGCCGATGGTAACGAAGCGAAGGCTTTAGTCAACCTACTAGATGATGGAACAGAAGCTGACTTCACCTCCACTGCAGACCTAACTGGTGGAGTAGATCTGAGCACTAATAGATATGTTGCTATAGATATAAACAACGCAGGCCCGGTTACCATTGACCTACAGGGAGTAACCCCTGGAGCCACTACCAGGGCAGAAATAGTCTCTAAGCTGCAAGCAGCGCTATCATCCTCCGTAGTTACCATCGCTAACGCTGCTGGTGGTGGCGGTGAGGAATACATTCAAATGACTACGGTCTCTGCAGGGGCAACCTCGGAGATTGAATTTGTAGCGCCAGGTGCGGCAGCCACAGCAGCTACTGTGGATTCCGCAGCAGAAACCTACAACATGCAGTTCCTTGCTGCCCCTCAAATATCAATGGATATTGATAACGGGGGAGACCAGGATTTTACATTCACCTTCACACAAGCCACAGTAACTGGCTCTAACACCGAGACCTTCAATTTCACGGGAGGTGGGCAGGTACTG